CTGATAACATGGGAACAAGAGCAGATGGAACGGTGATATACATAGACCCAAGTTTTTCTAACATAGATAACTATTTATCAAAAATAAAAGTACTAAAGTAGGAGTTTATATGAAACTGAAAGAAATATACGAGAGCATCGTCAGTGAATACCAAGATGCTCATGGATTCGATAAGGTACTCCCTTATATTGAGCAGAAACTTGGAATAAAGGCCGGAGAAAGAATAAGCAGCGGCACAATGAGCGATGTGTTTGATTTAGGCAGTAAAGTCCTAAAGATAACATCAACACCCCATGACATAGGAGGGCTTTATTTAGCGCAAAAATACCCAGAGTATCCAATGCCAAAGGTATATGAATTATACAGGATTCCAGACGAAATAGTTCATAAGAACAAAGTTGGAGACACTGCTGCCAGTTGGTTGAGCAAGGGACACTTATGGGTAGCAGTTGTTGAGAAAGTAAAGACTGGGGGAGTAAACCAAAACGAAATAGATGGATTGCGATGGTGGTACAATAGCAACACAGAACTTGAACCAAATGATATGACCCATGAAAACGTAGGTTGGGACAGCACTGGTAGACTGGTGTACTTAGACCCCAATTTCGTAGGCTCGGAAAACTACGCAAGAAAAGTCCCAAAATTACAATAAAACACAAAGGACTACATGAAAAAGTTAAAACTAAAAGATGCACTAAGAGAAGAGTTGACCACAAATAGAAGAAATGTCAGAGGAACTTCTTACTCTGTTGGGCTTGAAGACGATGGTAGTCTATATGTTGCCGATGGGAGCGACATAATAATAAGACTCGTGAATAAGGAGCAGACTCAAGAGTTTCTTAAAACCTTTACAAACTACTCAAAACAAATGAAATAATGAGCAACTGGAAATACAACGGAACTGAGGACTTTGAAGTACCTCAAAAATCAATAGCATTTATTTATCTTATAACGAACCTTGATAGTGGACGTTTGTATGTTGGCAGAAAAATGCTAACCTCTACACGAAAAAAGGTTTTGACTGCAAAAGAAAAACTACTACTAGAAAACAGCAGAAAGAAGTTCAAGACAGACGTAAAAGATACTAACTGGCAAAACTACTGGGGAACATCTGAGGAACTTACAAAGGATATAAAGTTGATAGGAAAGGAAAAGTTCAAACGAGAGATATTGCTTTTTTGTGACACTAAAACCAACACTTCTTTTTATGAAACTTACTTTCAAATTAAGTATAAGGTTCTTTTCGTAGATTCATACAACAAACATATAGCCAATACCAAATTCTTTAAAGGAAGAGTGCAGGAACTATGAAATTGAAGTCATTGTACGAACAACTACTCATGGAAATTAATATACCTGATGAAATATATCATGTAAGTCCTTATGTAGATGAGATAGAGTCTTATGGTAAGTTAGTTCCAAATGGTATGGGAAAAGGTGATGATTTTGGAAAGGGGTTTGGAGGTGGCACATCTAAAGGGGTGTCATTCACTGCAAACTTAGATGCCGCAGAGGATTACTTAAATGGCATAATGCTGGCCATAATGTTGTCAAAGAGTAAAAACATTCAAAGTGCCGTTTCCATTTTTAAGGAATGGTGCAAGGTTCAAGAAAGTAGGTTGGGAGTAGATTTAAGCAGTTTAGAAGATGTCTTTAGGTCTGAGTTAGAGAGAGATATTAGTGCTAGACCTGACTCCTTCTATGATGTTCTGAAAGGAGCAAGACAGATAATAGCAATGAAAGCATCTAGGTTAGATAAAAGGTTAGACGATCCTGTGATATATGGAAAGATAGAGAAGTTCTCAGGGGTAAACCTAAATAATTTAGGCATAGTATCCGTACTAAAGAAAGACATACCTCCTGACGCAGTAATAGATAGTGGGACAGACCAAGGCGAGATAAGAATATCAGGGGCAGAGTTGCCCATAAATAAAGTAGTTAGTCGAGGGCTGAACCTGTGAAACTAAAACAAATATTAAACGAAATACTGCAAGGCGGTAAATTCAAGGTATTCCACGGAAGCGGCAAACAGTTCACAAAGTTTGACCTAAACCAGACTGCTCAAAGAATAGCATGGTTCTCCAACTCGATAGATGCCATAAGATCAGGAGAAGCGGGTGCGCAGTCATCAAAGTACATCATGGAGTTCGAGATAACCATAAAAAACCCGGCAGGTTGGGAAGAGTATGAGAAACTGGGTTTAGGCCAAATAGAAGACAGGGGTTATGATGGAGTTATTTTAGAAGATGGAGATACCACAAACTACATAGTGTTCAAGACCAAAAACATTAAGTTCATAAGATTTGTTGACGAATCAGATACCTAAATCAGGACTTTAAAAAAAGGAATAACAAATGGAAAATGGAGCAGAGGTGAGCAATTATCCAGTTCAAGGGGATACTACAATTAAAGAAACCAGTTCAGCACAAAAACTGCCGCAGGATATTGTAAGTTTACTGACAGAAAGAATGGCAGATGAATTTTCTGCCCATTACTTTTATATGAATTCAGCAAACTGGTGTAAAAACGCAGGTTATTTTAAAGCAGGTAAATTTTTTGAAAAAGAGTCTTTAGATGAACTGGAACATGCAAACGGAATACAAGATTACCTAACACAGTGGAATGTGTACCCAGATATACCACAGGTAAAGACAAAGTTTGATATTCAAAGTCTTCCTGAAATAGTAAAGACAGCATATTCTTTGGAATATGACCTGTTTACCAAGTACAATCAAACGTCCAGAACTATCCTAGCAAAAGACCCATCTACTTTCGACTTCTTGGGAAAATACCGGGAAATACAGAATAAAAGTGTAGCCGAGTACTCAGACCTGTTAAGTGTTTTAGACCTAATTGACCCATCAAATAAGTTTGAGTTACTGTATTTTGAAAACAATTATTTTTAGTTAAAGGAAAGAAAGGTATTGTGATTTGAGATTTTTTTGGAAATAATAAATAATTGTTCTACCTTTGCGGAAAATCTTTCCAAATTACATAAATGGAGAAGTTGACACTACTTGAGTCTGTGCTAGGTAAAGGACACAAGACCAACAAGGACTACTACCAATTTGACTGCCCTTTCTGCAATCACCACAAGCCAAAACTAGGCGTAAGCATGGGTACTGGAAAGTGGAAGTGTTGGGTATGTGGTGTTAATGGTGGCATGGTAACTATACTTCTTAACAAAGTAATGGCTTCCAAGGACGTGGTAGCCAAGGCAAAAAAACTATTTGTAGAAATAGAGTACCAGAGAAAGGACACGGTGTCAACCCTGTCTCTTCCAAAAGAATTTACTCCTCTATGGAAAGAAGGTTCTGGGCTTTTCAGGAACAAGGCAATAAACTACTTGTTCGGAAGAGGAGTTACCCCACTAGATATTTTTAAGCACAAAATAGGCTACTGTGACCACGGTAAGTACCGGGACATGGTAGTTTTTCCATTTTATGACAGTAACGGTACTTTAGTGTACTACTCTGGAAGAAGTTACTCACCAACAGCCTTCTATAAATTTGCTACACCAACAGGAGTAGAGAAGGATCAGGTATTTGATGAAGACTTGGTGAACTGGTCTGAGCCTATTATATTAGTGGAGTCAAAACTAGACGCAATCATAGTACGAAGGAATGCAATTCCTCTAAACGGAAAGCAAATATCCAAAACCCTGTTCAACAAAATACTTGACGAGAATGTAAAGGTTATATATCTGTGCCTTGACGGGGATGCTGTCAATGACATTATGAGGTATTCAACTTGGTTTTTGGAGCGAGGTATAGATGTCTACATAACAGAGTTTCCAGTAGATGAGGAAGCGACTAAGAAAGAAGGGCATACTGTCTACCACGATCCAACTAGCCTCGGTCATGCAAAGGTTTGGGAGTACATTGAATCTGCTAAAAAGATGACAGACACAGGAAGTTTTAAGTTTAACATAAAACATAGATTGAATAAATGAGTATAGAGTTTAACATACAAGATACGCACCACTGCACCAGTCACATAGATGGAGATTGGGTTGTTTGGAGATGCCCTCATTGTCTAGGATATGAGAGAAGATTAAACCTTCTAACTGGGAAGATGGCAGTAAAGGGAAAGACAGATTTCCAACATCAAGGCAGCAACGATGGGAAATCAAACATATCACACCCGCTAACCAAAAACCTAAGCGAGAACTAAGAACATGAAAATAATCATAGCAGGAGGCAGGGACTTTGCTTATTACGCACTGTTGTCAAGAGAAGTGAAGAAGTTCATCCTAGACCACAACGGAGAACCGGGAAAGGTTCATATAATCTCAGGTAAAGCCAGAGGAGCAGACACTCTAGGAGAACAGTTCGCAAAGGAGTGGAAATTCCCAGTCATAGAGATGCCAGCAGACTGGGATAAATACAATAATGCAGCAGGGCGAATAAGAAACGAACAGATGGCCAAGATAGCAAGTCATGCGATAATATTTTGGGATGGCAAATCATCAGGCTCAGGGAATATGATAGAGAATACACTTAAATACAATCTAACTACTAGAGTAATTCGATACTAAATGATAACTAAGATTTTCCACATATCAGACCTACACTTTAGGCTGTATCAGAGGCATAAAGAATTTAACAGCGTACTGAGAAATTTCATCCTGTACGTTGAAAAACACAAAGACGATAACTCTATAATATTCATAGGAGGAGACGTTGTACACTCTAAAACAGAAATGTCCCCAGAGTTGTTTCAAGTCGTTTCTAGGTTCTTGAAGGACTGTGCGGACACATGCACAACGGTACTCACACCCGGAAACCATGATGGAAATCTATCCAACGCAAACAGGTTGGATGCTCTCACACCAGTAGTTGACGCTATGAACCATCCTAACCTGCATTACTGGAAGGACAGCGGAGTTTACAGGTTGATGGATACAACCTTCTCACTGTTCGGTATATTCGATAACCCAGACAAGTGGGTTTACGCAAAGGACATTCCAGACGAGTTCAAGATAGCCCTTCACCACGGCCCTTCAATAGGGTCTAGGACAGACTTAATAACCATACAGCACGGAACTCACCCTGCTATATTTGATGGCTTTGACATAGTGATGCTTGGGGATATTCACCTTGAGCAGACAGTGCAGCACTACGCTTCTGGAACTGGGAAGTCAAAGGTTAATGGAAAATTACCAGTTGTAAAGTACAGTGGTTCTGCCATACAGCAAGATCATGGGGAGTCGGTTGACAGGCACGGCTTTTTGCTATGGGATGTTAAGAATAGGAAGTCAGAACTAGTAAAACTTGACAACGAGTTTGGGTACTACACGTTCCATCTTGTAAACGGAAAGTGTGAAATACCAGACTATCTTCCTAAGAACCTTCGGGTTCGCATAAAGCACGAAAACACACAGTTGCACCAACTTGAGGAGTTCAAAAGGGAACTTTCTGAGAAGTATAGGATAGTAGAACTTTCCTTGCAGAAAATATCAACGGTGTTCAATTCTCTTGAGGCCAGAGAGGATTTACTTGGAGACAGCAGGGACGTAGAGTACCAGAACAGTATAATGAAAAAGTTCTTAGGGGTAAACCCAAACGTCACACCAGAGGATATAGAAGAGTTGTGTAAGTTGAATTTTGACTTGAATAAACGGATACCACCACAAAACGCAGTTAGGAACGTCACATGGAAGCCAATAAAATTAGAGTTTTCTAATATGTTTTCATACGGAGAGGAGAATTACATAGACTTCTCCGACTTCAAAGGGATATACGGACTGTTCGCCAAAAATTACAGCGGAAAGTCAGCACTGTTCGACATCCTTACCTTTGTAATATTTGATAAGTCTACCCGTGCGACTAAGGCAAGCCATGTGCTTAACAATGCCAAGGACACTTTCTACTGCAAACTATCTTTCGAGTTAGCAGGTCAGGTCTATTACATAGAGAGAATAGGAACTAGAAACGAAAAGACTGGCTCAGTAAAGGTTGATGTAAATTTCTGGACAGAAGAAGATGGAGTTGAGATAAGGTTGAACCGAGAAGATAGGGATAAGACCAATTTTGCCATTAGAGACTTTCTTGGAACATACGACGACTTTGTTATGGTGTCAATGTCAACCCAGTACGACAACCAGAACTTTGTTGACACTACCCAGAAGGACAGAAAAGAGTTGCTGTATAAGTTCCTAGACATCTTTATTTACGATGACCTATTCAAACTAGCCAAAGAAGAGTCCAAGGAGTACCAGACTCTCATAAAAGAACTTGAGAAGGATGATCTCACAAAAACCTCCTCTACACTCACTGGTTTGATAGAGGTTCTAAAGGGAGAGTTGAAGGACATAGACGACTCCTTGGTAGAAGTAGAGGCTGATATAAAAGCCAATACTGCACAGACGATAGCAATAAACAAGGAGTACCGGGACACTGACAACACGCTAAATCTTCCTTACATAAAGAATCAGATTGAATACGCTGTACTGTCAAGGGACAACGCAGCAGCAGACCTTCAATCCATAGTAGTTCAGGAAGACGAACTGCTTCTTTCAAAGAAAGAACTCCAAAAAGAAGTTAAAAAAGGAGGGGCAACTAATAGTTACTCCGAACTGGTTGATAAGTACCGGGACATGCAAACCAAGGTAAACTCAAGCAAGAGAAAGTACGAAGGTTCTTTGGCGGAGTATAAAAACGCTCAGGCTAAGAAGGAACACCTCGACAAGCATGAGTACGATCCTAACTGCAAGTATTGCACTAACAACCAGTTTGTACAAGATGCTCAGGAGGCTATAAGAAACATGCCTAAGTTGTTAGATGCCTACACCAGTGAGTTCGATACTTACAGGCTACTAATAGGTAAACTTGAAAGAATAGAGAACGACCTAACAGTGGCTAAAGAGTTCGACAAAGTGGTAAGGGAGTTGGAGTCTGTTGAGTCTAAGTTGGCTGTTTTGCACACTCAAAAAGAATCAGTAAGATACAAAGGTAAGACCTATCAAGAGCAGATAAAAGACTGGCAATCTAAAGAACTTGAGTACGCCAAAAATTCGGCAATAATTCAAAAAAATGCCAAAATAGAGGAGAAGGTATTTGAACTAAAGACCAGCCTTGAGATACTTGAGAACACTAGCAAGGAGTTGAAAAAACTCAGCAGAAGCAAATACAGTGAGATTGAGCGCAACGAGCAGGAGTTAAAATCTTGTGTTTTGAAACTTGGTAAATATTTACAGTATAAGAAACAGTATAGGATTTACGAACTCTACCTTCAAACCATGTCAAGGGAAGGGATACCTTACAAGATCGTGGAAACGGTGCTGCCAGTGATAGAGAGCGAAGTTAACCAGATACTTAGTCAAATAGTGGATTTCACAGTTAGGCTTGAAGCGTCTGATGAAAAGTACATACATGGGTATATTGTATATGATGAGAATAAATACTGGCCCATTGAACTCACATCTGGCATGGAAAGGTTCGTACTGTCTCTGGCATTTAGGGCAGCGTTAAGTGAGATAACAACACTTCCTAAGACAAACTTTTTGGCTATTGACGAGGGGTTTGGTACGCTAGATTCTGAAAATATAGTTTCTATGGGAAAACTGTTTACATACTTGAATCAACAGTATGAATTTTTAATTGTAATATCACATATAGAACTTATGAAAGATTTAGTAACCAATAACCTAAAAATTGAAAAAGTAAATGGTTATAGTAAGTTACAGGAGGGTATAAGTTGATCGAAAAGAAACACAACTACTTTTACAAGATAACCAATCTTGTGAACGGTAAATATTATTACGGCATTCATTCAACCAATAACCTAAATGACAGTTATAGGGGGAGGGGTACTGCTATTGTTGATGCAATAAAAAAGTACGGCAAAGAGAATTTTACCAAAGAAATCATAGCAGATTATCCAATTCGTAAAGAAGCGAGTGACCATGAGAAACGTGTAGTAACTATGGAATTAGTAAAATCCACAGAGTGTTATAATCTTAGAACAGGCGGCGATAATGAGTACATTCATATAATAACGGATGAAACTAGAAAAAAATTAAGTAGTGCAAAGAGAAATATTTCAAACGAAACAAGGCTAAAGATGAGCAAGGCTAATACTGGGAAAAACAATAACATGTTTGGGAAGAAGATTTCGGAAGAAACTCGTACTAAACTAATAGAAGTCAGAAAGAATATTTCAAACGAAACAAGGCTCAAAATGAGCAAATCTCAATTAGGAAGAAAGCATAGAAAAGAGACTCTTGTTAAAATAGCCACATCTAACAGTAAAAAGTGTATCGTAGATGATATATTATATAATTCTTACAATGAAGCAGCGTTAGCATTTAACGTAACTCATTGTACTGTCTCTAATAGGATAAAATCGGAAAATAATAAGTGGGCAGGTTGGAAAAATTATGAGGAAGTGTCGTGCTTGAACTAAAGAGACCTTTAAATGGGCTTAAAAAGAATCAATATGCTTTTCAAGACATGTCGGACAATGCAGATAACACGTTCAAGGTCACAGACCTGTCGGACAAGTTTCTGCTCGGAAAGAACTCTTTCAAATTACATTTAAAAGAGGATTTACTTGTATTCAGGTCTCAGGTCTACCTTGACATAATAGACTCTCAAGGAAACCCAGTTTACTACAAAATAATCAGCGATAATCTGCCCAACAAAGAGCGGATTGTCGCTGTTTATATTTACGACAGTACCGCAGTTGGTGACTGCGAAATAATCATAGCCGGGAGACTTGCAGTAAATCCTAAAACAGGCAAAGACATTCCATACTCCAACGAACTTAGTTCTGTGGACTACCACGGAATACCTAACGTAGTTTGGAGAAAGGTGGTACAGATAAATCCAGAGGAGTCTGAGGACAAAATATACTACTCAGTTCCACCGACAATAACTTATTCTGAGATAAGAAAGCCCCAGTATGGACTAAGCACTGACAATAGGCTTGTGTCCCTCACTCCTACGAGTTCTGGAAGGGCTACGATGTACTCTAATAGAGGGCAGTTAACCACGAACGATACCATAAAGGTTGCTGCTGGTGGGCATTTATTAAACCCTGATACTTCATCAGCCACTTTCATTCCAATAACTCCTGTAAATAACGACAATGAGATAGCCTCGTTATACTTCTCAGGGTTTACCCTTTCTTCTTCTATGGAAGGTGGCAGAGTGTATGTTAATAATGTACCATACCAATACCCCAGAGAGGCAGGTGTAACGCAGTCAAGAGTTATAAATTACAGTGGCTCGATTGTCAAGGTAGTGAGTGAAAACCTATGTTATGTAAATCCACCGCTGTATCAGGTCATACCATATACAGATATTTACGGAAATAGTAAAGATTTAGTAGTTAGTGGCTTCTCAGAAGTATCTAATTTCACTGCTTCTTTCAGGACAGAACCTACAATAACAATTAGTTCATCAAGTTACGACTCTTACATAAAACTTCAAATATCAAATACTGAGCCTGAGATAGGATCGGTTAAGAGCGTGTCGGTAAAAGCAAAGCAAATAAACAAGCCCGGAAAGGTAGTAGACTTAGGTACTTTCAAGGTAGAGAGTAAAAATATACTTGTAGTTGATTCAAGCACTTACACAATGACATCTAAGGGGATAGAACCCTTGAGTCTTGGTAATTTTAAGAAACTTGGTACTATAACAAATTACTGGACAGGCTCAAATACAGTAGGTCTACCAGTAGACTTTGTTCTTGACCCAAATATATTAGACGGAGCAAAGTACACAAACTCATCTTATATTTTACAAAATGAAAAGGACTATGAAGAGTTTAGGTTAAAGTCGCAATACTACCCTACTGTTTATGCCAATACGGAGTATCAGTTATCGTTCGACTTGTTATTGCAGAATCAGGCAAGTCTGATACTGCCAGTACAAGTAGATGTTTACATATCAGGGTCAAATGTAGCAGTAAACAATGAAATAAAGAATGCAACACTGTCTCCCATAAAGAGTTCAAGGTTTGGTACTTACATAGGAAGTATTGATGCAGTAAAGACATATAGACATTCCGAAAAACTATACTTCATAGCCGAGAAAAGCGGTACTATTACTCCCGTGTTTGTTAACAGGAGTAACAGCGCAATATATGGTAACATAGTGTTATCAGTTAGGAACGAGCCGGGATATTCTTCTAAGTTCTTGGACTTGGAGATACCACTTCCATCTGAGTTTAGTTCGAGGTCTGAACTTGAACTTGAGGTAGATTACCTTAACTCTAAAAACGAAGGAGCAAATTACAAATCCAACCTTTATGGAGTAGTCTTCCAAGGAAATACTCCGCAAACAGGAAGTGGAGGCTCTACTACAATACCCCCCGGAACTGTATCAGGTTCGGATCAACTCACTAGCAGTTTTGACGGCAGGTACGAGAGAAGGGGTACTGGTATTGTATCAAGTTCTGCTCAAATTGGGTCAGACATATCAGGGTCGTTTACATATTTATCAAGTTCACTATCCAGAAGGGTTTACTCTATTGAGCAGACAACTGGAAGTATGAACGCTTTTACAGGCTCTATAAACACTAGAGTTGTTGGAATAGAATCCAAGACAGGATCATACGCAACTACTGGGTCTAATACATTTAAAGCAGACCAAACAATAAGCGGAAGCCTTGTAATCACTGGCTCTATGACAGTACCCCGTGCCACAGGCTCATTCTCTGGCTCTTTCGATGGGCAGTTTAGTTCGTCAGCGCAGGTTAACTATAACCAGATAACAAACAAGCCAAACATAAGCGGAAGCGGACTATACAGGCTTTTAATATCAAGTGGAAGTGAGTCAAGTTCTTATGGTCATCGAAACATAACATACGACACATCTCAGAGCAAGTTTGTAGTAACTGGCTCTACAAACTTGAATGGAAATCTATACCAAACTGGTTCTACTTCCACCAGAATGTCATTTATATGGGACGGGACTAAGACAGTGGGTGCTACTCCCGGAGTAGAGTGGACTAACATGGAAAACCAGACTAACCAATGGCTAGGTTCGGGAGGATTCGGAGGTACACCTCAGATGTACTCCGTATATTTTGGAAATTTTACAGAAATTACGCAAGGCAAGTTATTTACCAATTTAGGAACAATAGCAGGTGGCGCAACTTGTAGTTTAGAAGTACAATACAGTGTAGATTTAGGAGTAAACTGGTTTCCTATGGTAACTTTAACAGTAGGAAACGCGATTGGGTATAAAGATTCTGGATGGCAGAGAACACCAACTGCATCAATGGCAGATTGTTATATTAGATTAGTAGGTTGGGGAGGGGATGGTCTTAGAGACCCAATGTTTTCACCACCAATAGCATTATTTAGATAATATGAAAACAATAATAATATACCCCGGAAGGTTTCAACCTTTTGGTAAACACCACTATGAAACCTATAAATGGGCTGTTGGTAAATTTGGAGTAGATAACGTTTACATATCAACTAGCGATTTTATTGACGAAAAGAGTCCTCTTAATTTTGAAGAAAAGTCTGGGATAATACAGAAGTACGGGATAATGAGAGATAGAATATGCAAATCAGACAGACCTTATATGCCAACTGACCTATTGAATAAGTTTGATAAAGACAGCGATAGGCTTATAGTGATATACGGGGAAAAAGATTACGGGAGATTGAGTTTCCAAAAGAAAGATGGAACACCTGCTTATTTTAAGAAATATGTAGGACAACACGACTTGCAGCCTTTTAAGGATAGTGCCTATGTTTCGGTAGCACCTCATGTAAGGTTAAACCACAACGGTAATGAAATATGTGGAACTTACCTTAGACAGGTTCTACCGACCTGCAACAGAAAAGAAATGTTCGACTTAATGGGATGGACTGACGAAAGGTTTTTCAGTTTGTTTAAGATGAAATTCCAACAGAGCATAGACTTTTCTAATGTTTTTAACAGTCGCTCCATAAATCAAGAAGATTCTGATGATACAGAGTTAAGAGTGGAAGACTTTAAGACAGCAGTAGAAGCAAGCACTATGAACAAAGGAAGATACACAAAACACATCATGCACCCCTTTGAGTGCAGCATGAGTTTTTCAGAGTTAAAAAGGCTTGTGTTTGACCTCACTAAGAATGTACAGGCTATAAGCCAATGTTCTTTGAAGTTGGACGGGTATAATTTTCAAGTAACTGTGGCGGGAGGAAAGGTGCTATGCTCAAGGAACAAAACTACTGTGCTGTCCCCAATGACATACGATCAGTTAAAGGACAAGTATTCCCATAAACCTGACGCACAATATGCGTTCTGTGAATCCTTTAAGGCTATGGAAATGATGTTATCAGGGATTTCACAAAAAGACGCTGAGGTTGTGTTCAACAAAGGTAGAACTTTTTTGAACTTCGAGATAATACACGATAGGGCAAGGAACGTCTTTAAATTCAGTTCTACGGCACTTTACGTCCACTCCCTAGTAACATACTACAGCGATGGCAATGAGTCTCACAGGAGCAGCGTAATGCCCAAAGAAATAACAGCAGCACTTGGTAGGTCGTTCAACGGATTCTTGGTGTCAGAAACTCCTAAAGTTGAGATCAAGCCCACAAAGTCCTCAAACTACTTTATAAACAAACTACTTACTATCCAGCACAGGAACAGGATACCAGAATCTACTAACATAATGTCACTCCCCCCTCACATTGCCTCGGAGATTCGCATGTTTATACTTGAGATGAGTAATGATATTATAAAGACTAATTGTGATCTGTCAGATACTAACAACAATGTTAATGGGATTATTCAGATAATTGAAGAGGTAGCAGATTCCATTTCCAATGAATCAGAGTTGGGTACGTTCGAGTATTGCATGGAGGTTTTAAACAGACTAGGAGGGTATAAGGCTATTAACCCTGTGGAAGGGCTGGTATTTATATGGGGCGATAGGCTACTTAAACTTACTGGAAGTTTCGGGGCATTAGTCCCAATATTCAATTTATGGAACAAAAAAAGATTTTAGATTAATTTTTCATATTTATATCATGGAGAAAAAAGACGATGAAACTTAGACCAATTCTTAATAGGCTGTTAGAGGACGTTGACCCTAACGCTATGGCTTCTGCCAATGCACTTTTGCTGGTTGACAAACTAAAAGCCAATCCTGAATTTATGAAGGGACTATCCCAACTTCAAATGCCTTCTGATAAGTATAAGGCTATCTTAAAGTTCGCAGACCTGCTTGGAATACCAGAGGACAGGTTCAACGATTTCATTGCCAACACAAAGGCTCAGATTCAATCACAGGACGGGACTCAGGGAAATGAACCCATCCAAGGGATTCAGAAAGAGTACTTTAGAAAGATAAGACGTAGTACCCTAAAAGAAGAATCTGACGATAGTATTAAAAAGAGATTTAAAATATCAGACTCAGGAAAGTTTACTATTTGGATTAAGCCTAATTTTGGCGAAACTGAGGTTTTTGGTAGATTAAATGACGAATCTACGGTTAAAAAAGTCATTGATTATTTAAAAAAGAATGCAAATTACGATTTAGATAAGGTATGGTATGAAAAAACTAACTCAACAGAAAATTTGATGGCCTTTTTAGACCCTTATGGAGAAGAGGATGATTTTTAACTAAAATATAAAATATGAGTGAAAGTAAATTAAAAAACGTAAAAGCATTGAATGAAATGCTTGCAGGAAATCACAGGACACAAACCAGAACTACTTTCGGGTATTCAGATGTAGCAGCCACTGCGGACAGGAACAAGAAGAGAGATGTAGGAGAGGTTTGGGAAGTAAAAGATGCAAACGGAAATAGCACATGGTTTGAGCAACACGAAGGGTTCAGAACAAAGACAAATGTACATCCAAGTGTTAGCAAGGCTATGCAGGAAATTAGGACTTGGATGAACTCCTTCCCGAACTGTCCAAAGGAAAAATGTACCTGCTTAAAACCTAACAGACTTGACGAAAAGTTTAGAAGGATCGCTGGGATGTGTGAAGAATGTCTTATTTCTTTTGAAACATCTTTGAAGATGAGGGGAGAGTTTAACGAGTATGCCATGAACAAGATGAAAGCCAATGCAGAGGATTTCTTCAAACAGGCAGATGCAGAAGTAGAGATATTGAAGAGAGAGATAACAAACATAAATTTTGCTGGCGATGAGACAGACAATAACAATATCGTAGAAAAGTGGTCTTTTCAAGACCCTGAATCATATAAGAGTATGATTGACGAGCAGTATGCTGAGTTTAAGAGAAAGACCCTTGAGCATATTGAAAACAGAGGACTTAATTATCGAAAATCAAAATAATCTAAGACAGATAGTAAAAGATGAATTTCTAAAGTGTGCTACTGATCCAGTTTACTTCTTTAAGAAATACGCCAAAATATCTCACCCAACCAAGGGAAAGATACTGTTCGATCTATATCCTTTTCAAGAAGATACTTTACACCAACTACAACAGAACAGGTACAACATAATATTGAAGTCAAGGCAGATGGGTATAAGTACCCTTACGGCTGGCCATGCGCTGCATGAGATGATGTTCAACGAAGACTTCAAAATACTCGTAATTGCGACTACTCAGGAAGTAGCAAAGAACCTAGTTGAAAAGGTTCAGTTGATGTTTGAGTTTATGCCAAATTTCCTTAAACAGGGATTGTCAATAGTAAACAACAACAAGTTAAGCCTTACATTCAGCAACGGAAGTTCTATAAAGGCAGTATCAAGTTCCCCAGAAGCAGCAAGGTCTTCTGCGCTATCTTTATTGATATGTGATGAGTTTGCGTTTATCGAAGCGGCTGAGAAAATATGGATATCAGCACAAATGACCCTTGCCACAGGTGGAAAGTGTATAATCCTATCTACCCCAAACGGTACTGGAAATACCTTCCACGAACTGTGGACTAAATCAGAGGTCGGGGAGTCGGTAGAGGAGGGCATGGAAACATTCAATACCATAAATCTACCTTGGTATCTTCACCCAGACAGGGATCAGAAGTGGAGGGATAACCAAGATCACCATTTAGGAAAAAGACAAGCAGCACAAGAGTGTGACTGTGACTTCTTAACGTCAGGACACACGGTAGTTGAGGCCGATATTATACAGGAGTATTCTCAAAAAGCAATAGACCCGATTGAGAAAAGAGGAATAGGAGGAGACCTTTGGATATGGAAGTATCCAGAAGTTGGAAAAGATTATATAGTTATACAAGACCCGGCGCGTGGGGACGGAGAAGATAACTCAGGGTTGCAGGTAATAGAAGTAGAGTCGTGTGAACAAGTAGCAGAGTACAGGGGCAAGATAGATACTCAGACTTTTGGAAGGATGGGTGTGGCAGTGGCAACCGAGTACAACAATGCCCTATTAATAATAGACAACAAGAACGTAGGGTGGAGTACAGTACAGGTAGCACTCGATCTTGGGTACAAAAACTTGTACTATTCTTACAAGAACGATCCTTTCCTTGACGAAAATATACACCTTAGAAAGAATTACGACTTAAAGAACAAAGAAGACATGATACCCGGACTTACCACTACTACAAGGATAAGGCCAGTGTTAATATCTAAATTGGTAATGTATTTTGAAGACAGAACACCTATAATACATTCAAAAAGGTTTATAAATGAACTCAGGACTTTTGTGTGGTTGGATGGGAAGCCACAGGCACAGAGAGGTCAGAACGACGACTTGGTTATGTGCTGGGCAATGGGGATGTACATAAGGGATACAGCATTGAGAATGAGACAAATGGGAATAGAACTGGTAAAAAATGCAATAAAACACGTTCATAAACCTGTTTATAAGTCTCAACCTGTCGGACAAACACAGTGGGAAATGAGGACAGGAAAAAACAACGAAAGAGAAAGTTTAAAATGGCTACTATAAGGAGATAATATGAAAACCAAAAGACAACTACTATCAGAGGTTCTAAGACCTATGATAAAAAAAGCCTTAGCAGAGGCTGCTACCACAGATGACTTAGTAGAATGCGACAAGACTTGGAGATTTGTGGACAATCTTGATGTTGGTAAACTAAACGCTAACGGAGTAAAGGTTTTTGTAAACCCAGAAGAGGCTGACATGAAAAAGAAGTACTCAGAAAGGGTTTATTTGCAGTTTAAAACTACTACAATGGCAGGAGTCGCTGCCGTATTTAACTCGCAACCAGATTATATGCAACTATATGCTGGGTACTTAGTAGTGAGTTGGGATTAAAGTATGTCAACAATAAGAGATAGATTAAAAACCATGTTCACTCGTAATGTCATTATAAAACACCTCCCCGGAGGAAGGTTAAAGACTTACGATGTTAGAAAGAGTCAATCGGTAGGATCACCTACTACATATTCCAACCGTTCTAGGTGGAGAAGTGGTAGAACTGGCGGATATGGGCCGGGCTTCGGAGGTACTACGAATAATGAGGAGATAGAGGCTCTAAGGAGGATGCTCTATGTAGATTACGAATTAATGGACACAGATGCCATTATTTCGTCAGCCCTTGATTTGATAGCAGAGGAAAGCACTACGGTTGACATAGATGGTCAGTTGTTAAAAATAAAGACAGATGATGAGAGAATAAAGAAATTGCTCCACAACCTGTTTTATGATGTCCTCAACATAGAGTTCAACATGTGGTCTTGGATTAGGACAATGTGTAAGTATGGAGACCACTTTCTGTACCTTCAAATTGACGAGAACTTTGGAGTAACCAATGTTATGCCAATACACCCTAGTCTTATGAGAAGGGAAGAAGGTTTTGACAAAGACAACCCAGACCTTGTTCGGTTTAAGTACGAAGGAGATGGGTCTGGATATTGGTCAACACAAGAGAGAATGGAGTCATACGAGGTTGCACACTTTAGGCTACTAACGGACACCAATTACCTACCATACGGAAGATCATTTATAGAACCCGCTAAAAAGTCATATAAAATGCTGTCTCTTCTCGAAGATGCAGTATTACTTCACAGGATAATGCGCGCGCCAGAAAGACGTATTATAAAAATTGATATAGGTAATATAGCCCCAGAAGAGATAGATGCTCACGTTGAACAGGTTGTTCAAGAGATGAAGAAAACCCCTTACATAGACCCTCAAACTGGGGAATACAATCTTAGGTATAACCTTGAAAACTCGATAGAGGATGTCATTATTCCAGTAAGGGGTGGACAGAGCGGAAACTCTGTTGACGTTCTACCCGGACTACAAAACCAGAATGCTATGGATGACGTGGAGTACATCAGGAAAAAAATGATGGCTGCCATTAAAATACCAAAGGAGTTTCTTGGATATGGAGAAGACTCTGGTGGCTCTTCAAAGGCTGGACTTGCATCACTAGATATAAGGTTCGCAAGGACAGTAGAGAGAGTTCAGAAGATATTTGTATCAGAGTTGTACAAAATAGCAATAGTACACTTATACACTCAAGGGTTTAGAGACGATGACCTGCTTGGGTTTGAGATATATTTAACCAATCCTAGCCTTGTATTCGAGCGTCAGAAGACAGATATTATGACCGCAAAGGTTGACTTAGCCAAGTCTATAAAAGAAGACAATGTGTTCTCAAACAAGTATGTTTACGAGAACATCTTCGGAATGAGCGAAGACGAATGGAAAGCAGACAGGGACAGGAAAGTTGAAGACGCTAAACTTACCTTTAGGTTAAAGCAGATAACAGAAGAGGGCAATGACCCTAACGTATCTGGTAAATCCTTCGGAACACCTTGGGACATAGCATCACTACAAGTAAGTGGTAGGATGATGCCGGGAACACAGGAAGACATGGAAAAACTCTATACACCAGATGGAAGGGAAGATAACGAAGGAAAACCACCGCAGTACAAGGGAAACTTTGAGACTAAGAGAGATCAAGATTTCGGAAGAGACCCAGTTGGCAGGAGAGAAAACGATAAAATGGAAACACCATCGGCATCAGCAGCAATAAAGGACTCATACGAAAGGTTCATAAAAAGACTTGATACAACCTTCAAAAAGGACACCAAGAAATCGTTGTTAGAAGCACCAGAAGCCAAGGATAGTCTGAGTATGCTCAACGAAGATAATATCTTAGACGATTCTACTAATTGAGTGATATTTATACTACGGACAAATACTAACCCTTTCGTGGAAAAATAATACATGAAGAAATTAAGACATAACAAACTGAGGAACACAGGACTACTCTTTGAAATACTATCAAAGAATGTAATGTACGAAGTAATCAGCGAGAATCAAAAGCAAGTAGCACTGTCTTTGATAAAGAAGCACTTTAACTCAAAATCGGAGATGTTAAAGGAGTTGATGCTGTACCAGTGTCTTGGAAAAGAGACTGCCAACGACAGCACAGAATTGCTTAAACTGACATTAGAATCTAGGAAAACCCTAGACACGAACAGGCTTGAGTCAGAGAAATATGAACTGGTAAAAGACATTCGTAGAAAGTATGACCTAAAGACATTCTTTGAAACAAGAACCACAAACTACAAGTTGTGTGCTTCTATATTCAAGTTGTTTGAGCATACTTCTTATAGTAACCCGGACGAATACCTATCTGCAAAGAAACTGGTACTTGAGTCCCTAACTGGGAGCAAGAAAGACGAAGTTCTGGAAGAGCAGGTTGAGAAGGAATGGAGGGAACAGGACAAGGACACTAGAACCCTTGGGTTCAAGATAGTAGTCCAGAAGTTCAACGAAAAGTACAGGACTTTATCAGACAGGCAAAAGATAATGCTAAGTAGGTACATAAACGAAGATACCTCCACACCAGATTTCAAAAACTACATAATGAAAGAAGTAGGGTATATAACAACCAAACTGACTAAATTGATAGAGTCGGTTCAAGACCCTATAACCAAGATAAAACTGTCCGAAACGCTATCACTAACCGAAAACATAATATCAGCAAAGCAGATAAAAGATGAACACCTATCATCTATTCTAAAGTATTTTGAACTTATACAGGAGTTGGAAGCATGAAAAAGGGAAGTAAAGAAGACTACGTTAATTACTTTAACATGGCAATAGATACTACGGGATGGAATAAAGATTTTGAAGTCCTTCACGATACTTTGTTCGGAAAAAGCAGTACAGCAGACATTGATTTATTCATAAAAGACCATAAGAAAGACCCTCAAGGTGCTGAAAAATTCGCAACATATATGCTTAAAAACAGACCTAAAGGAGATTACTGGTTTCCTATAGAAAGGGGCTGGCCTAACGGGAGCGATCCTAAAAAAGATAAGGGAAAAAAGTATGAACAGGTTATGAATAGAGTTAGGAGCATAGTTAGAGAGGAAGTAAGGAAAGTCCTGTTAAAAAGATAAGGTAAGTTAATGAATAGTACACTAAGAGATATTTTAGAGGCATTGGATCAGAACTATCAGTTCCCAATAACAGAAGATGAGAACACTACTTCAAACCTTGATGGAGGGGCTGGTCAGCCTCAAACTCCTTATGCCTTCTCTAAAGAAGTGGAAGAACCTGATGACGCTGCTTACAGCGAACCAGTAGAAGAAACAGACCTTTTTTACAAAAAAATAGAAGATATTTATTACAAAATAAACAATAGAGTTGAGTCGCTTAACGAGGCAAGATATGATGACTATGTTTCTGACGATACACAGACTCAAAGACAGAAGATAAACAATCATGTGCTTGAGATAAACAGAAAACTTAGAGAAGTGGAACAAATGATTACACATGCCTCAAGGTTAAAGTCTGAGAGCGGAAGCGACCAAGGTATATTCTGGAAAAAAACAGTAGGATCATTCATAAAAATACGAGAAAGGCTTAACAGGCTCTCATCCAAAATAGTCGAGATGGGTTCTTAAAAAGAGAAGTGCAAAAAATGAAAAAAACCAAAATAGCCGAATCATCAAACCCACCTGCTTTAATAGCAGCGATGACAGGGTTAAGAAGTACCGCTGTACAGTCTTATTTAGCAAATAACAATATTGATGTAGAGAAATTAACTCAGGATTTAGTCAGTGGGATTCTAAAGCCAGTAGATTTGTCAACAGCAATTTCAGGAAACCCAAAAAATAGGTATTCAATGGAAATAATAAAAAAATATACGTCAAGTGTTGTAAGCCCAAACGCTTCTGAATCTACCATCAGAGAAGACGGAGGCGGAGAAGAAATAACTAAGGAAAACTTAGTAGACTATATAATGCAATACGAGGATGAAGGTCTTGACGAAGAGACTGAGATAAAATTCTTTGCATATCTGGTAAAAACAGGAATGGCATGGCAACTACAAGGTTCATACGGAAGAGCAGCCCAAGACCTTATTAGAAATGGTCTTATTGACAATAAAGGAAATATACTAGGTGGTCAACAAGAGAGTGTTAGGGTAGCAGAGAACAAGGTTAAAACCTTGTTAAGGAAAATAGTAAAAGAAGAGGTGGGAAAGGTTCTTTTAAGTAAAAAGAAGTAAGCCTATATTTACTCCCAAAAGGACAATACATGAAGCAGTTGTTGATAGAGCATACATCACTCATAGGAGTAGAGAGACCTACTTTGATAGAGTCAATAGAAAAGAACAACGGTAGGTTGATTCTAAAGAATGTGCTATTACAGAGGGCAGATGCCCCTAACCGTAATAAGCGAGTATATCCTAAATCTATACTTGAAAGAGAGATAAGGTTATACGAAAACAAGATAAGAGAAAGAAGAGCATTTGGAGAATTAGATCACCCAGAGTCTAATGTAGTAAATCTAAAGAACGTATGTCACGCAATAGTTGATGTAAAGTGGAAAGGAAACGAAGTATATGGAGATGTAGAAATACTACCAACACCATCAGGTAATATTGTTAGGGAGATACTACTTGCAGGGTTCAGGGTAGGACAGAGTTCACGAGGTCTTGGTTCAGTAGAACCTTTAAGAGAGGGAGACGATGACGAAATGGTTGAGGTTCAGGACGACTTTGAATTAGTAACATTATCTGACTGTGTTTCTGACGAGTCAACAATAGGGGCTAATATGGTTGCCTCTGGAATAAGAGAATCATACTCTCCAAAAATAAACACAAGATACCACAACGCCAACCTGATTATGCAAGAAATTATATGCGAAATTTCAGGAATATGCTGCATAAAATAAGGAATAATATGAAAAACAGAAGACGTTACATTTTCGAGAACGAAATATCTTATACCAAACAAGAGAGGAGGGCATTTGTAGAATCATTGAAGCAATTCTCTCAGTTCAAGAATGAAATATACAGAAGCAAGAGGTTAGGTGAAATATCTTCACAACTAGGCCAGATGATAGAATCAGCCGAGGCTTTCACCCTGAAAGAAACTGAGGGAATGTTCGATGGAATATCAGTGGGCAGGGACATAAAATCTATAAAAGATGACTACAAACTATTCAATAAAACCTGTACTGAACTCACTCAACTCCAACAAAGGTTGGAAGGTCTATATGAAAATATAGGCACTAAACTGGGAAGGTATTATGACATATAAAAATAATCATGGAGAATCAATGAAAAGAATGAGTCTATCAGAGTCTAGGAAAAGAACTGTCCGCAATAAAATTACCAATATGCTTAAACGCATCATAAAAGAAGAGTACGGAAAGATTCTTAGAGAAGAGAGCATGAGTGACAACGTAGAGCAGTTGACAATGTTCGCGGACAATGACCAGAGGTTGTATAGGGCGTTAATGGATAACTACCTTAAAAATATGGTCACTAAGAAGAAAAGAGGGGTGTATGACCACAACTTAGCAATAAAGTTATTGGAGTACTACTACCAGAATTACGTTAGACCGGAATACAAGAGACAGATGGGGGAAGATATAAAACTAACGCCACAAGAAAGAAAACAATTTGCAGAGTATTATGTAAATGCTCTCGAAGAGACAGACGAATTTCAAAATCAAGAAACTAAACAATTAAAGTAATGCACTTAACATCAAAAAAATTTCAGGGTATCGTACCCGGTAGCCCTCAATCCGTAAAAGTAAATGGTGGAGACCTTTCAACAGCACTTAGGATATGGAAGAAACAACAAAAGGATTCTAACATAGTACAAGAGTTGTTCGATAAAAAATTCTTCAAGAAAAAGTCTGTACAGAGAAGGGAACAAATGGCTACTGCCAGATACAACCAGCAGAAAGACTCTGCAAGTAACGGGTAAAAATAGGAAGAAACATAATGCCAATTGCACCAGATAAAGCACAAGGACAAAAGCAAGTGACACCAGCACCTGCCCCAACAAGTAAGAATGCTCAAAAGCCTCCTACTGATAATGCTCCTGTTGCACCAAAACAACCCGCCAAAAAAACCCCAGCAACGATTAAAGATGACAGGTTCAAGTATGAAATGACATACGCCAATGGAGGATTTAATAATGGTGTTCAGGTTAAGCCAGACAAAAACGGAAAGGCTAACGTAGAGATAAGCATTTATGGAGGTGGACAAAAGAAAACATTGAGTGTAGGCCCACTTCCTCCTGACATAGCAAAACTAGTTAGTGCTTATGAACTTAGTGCAAATCAAGACCAGAGTACCCCAGAAATAACAGCGGAATTACAGAAGTATTTTGTTCAAGTACAGACGTTATTGAATGCTAAGATATTGGAGATATTGAAGCAAGCAGACCTTCAAATAGCGAATGCGGTCAAGGAAACTTTCTCTCAGGTAAACCAAGGCGGTAGCCAAAATTAAGGTTTCATAAATTTGCACAATATTTATATCATAAAGATAACATAATAGATTGAATATCTATTTCCAGAGATACAACATATACATATCAGACCTCTAAATAGGTGTGAAAGTCCAAATAGAAATTTAGGAGAATAATTTCAATGGCAAAGAACATTTTACAAGAAGCAATTGCAGACGCAAAGCGCGTAAAAAGTGCGGCACTTGCAAACGCTAAAATTGCACTGGAAGAGACATTCCAACCAACAATCCAAAGGATGATTTCATCTAAACTAGCAGAAGAAGACGAAGAAATTGGTGACGAAAACCTTTTCGGAGAAGAAGACGGCGGTATAGAAATCGAAGTAAATCCAGCGGATGAGTTTGAGGATGGTGATGATGACATGGGTGCTGCCCCAGCAGGTGGTAGGGGAGTTGGATTCTCTGGCGGGAACGCTGGCGAAGAAGCCGCACCACCAGAAGAGGAAATGGAAACAGAAGACTTGGAACTCGAAGCCCTTATTCGTGAACTCGAAGGAGAAGACGATGGGATGGGAGATGAAGAGTTTGCAATGGAAGGTGAAGAGGACGAATTTATGAGTACGAACCCATCAGCAGAAGAAGATCAGTTCAATGAAGCAGATGGAGACGGCGCATACGAAGATGACGTTGTAGAGTCTGTGCTTGAAGCACTTTTGTGGGAAGAGGAAGGTTTGGGAGATGCACTATCACAGGGACAGAACAAAGAAGACGGTTCTGTTTTTGACGAGACTCCTCCAAGCGGCCCACAGTTCCTTGAGAATCGCAAACTCAGAAATGAGAATCGCAAACTCAAGAACAATCTACAAGAGGCATTCAGGACAATCACCACTTACAAGCAAGCCATTAACGAAGTTAACCTATTGAACGCTAAATTGATGTTCACAACAAAGACCTTGCGTCAGTTTGAACTCAAAGAAAATCAACAGGTTCGTATCCTTGAGAGTTTTGACCGTGCAAAAACAGTAAGAGAAGTTAAACTTGTTTACACTACAATCGTAGAATCTTTCAACAAGAAAGGAAATTCTACTATCAAGGAAAACAAGGGATTGGCTTCAAAGACAATCAAACAAATCAATCCAAAAGCAAAGAGCAATCAAGAGAAATCTATAATAGGCGAAAGCACTGTTAGCAGGTTACAGAGATTGGCTGGTCTACGAAAGAACGACGAGTACAACGCTTGGTAAATTTTTGGGTAAAATAACAAAAAAGACATAGGAGATATGTATAAATGGCACAAATGAATCTTAGTGATTTGTTACCTAAAGATGCCTATATGAACCAAAGAAAGCAAGCACAGATGCTTACCCGTAAATGGGAACGTACTGGACTTCTTGAAGGTTTAGGTGGGCCTGAAAAGGGAAATATGGCGCAGTTGCTTGAAAACCAAGCGCGTCAGTTAGTAACAGAGGCGAACCAGACTGGTACAGTCGCAGGTTCGGAAGAGTGGGCAGGTATTGCACTCCCTCTTATTAGAAGGATTTTCGCTGAAATCTCTGCGAAAGAGTTCGTATCAGTTCAGCCGATGAACATGCCTTCGGGTCTTGTGTTCTGGTTGGATATTAAATATGGTACAGGTCAACCGGGCTTTAACACTGGTACTGGTAAAGATCGTCAAGACGACTCTGTATTTGGTGTCACAGACCCTAGCAAGGGTGGAGCAACGGGAACAGCACCTTATGGTTGGTCAACTCCAACAGAAGGTCTATTCGGGCCGGGCAGGTTTGGTTACACGATCAACGATTACTCAAGTTCTGCATTGACAGTAAGCACAACAGCAGGATCAAGTAACTTTGCAACTTCATCTTTGGGAGCAACTGACTACAACTTCAACTCTGAGTTCTCTCAGTCGCTGTTGGTTGGTGGTTCAAGGCTTCACAAAGTTACAATCGCAACAGCGTCAATAGCAAACTTCGACCCACTTGGTGTTCGTGCGTTCACATTGTCAAACACGACTAACTCTCTTGTTTACGATGTTTACCAAGAGTTCACAAGGTACAACAAGACAGCAGCAACAGTAACTTTCGTTATCTCTGGTTCAGCACTTAGTGCAACAGACGCTATCGTAGTTAACTACCACAAACAGCCAACATCTGTTACTCGTGGCGACTTTGAGGCTGGTAGGACACAAGCAGGAAGTGGCATTGATACTCCTATTGACATCCCAGAATTGAGCCTTGAGTTGCGTTCTGATGCCATTGTTGCTAAGACTCGTAAGTTGAAGGCACGTTGGACTCCTGAGTTCGCTCAGGACTTGAACGCATACCAGAACATTGACGCTGAGGCGGAACTGACTGGTATCTTGGGCGAGTACATTTCTCAGGAAATTGACCTCGAAATCTTGGACATGTTGATACACGAAGCAGCAGTTTCTGACTACTGGTCAACAAGGATCGGATACGAGTATAATGGTTCGTCATTTGCCGCTATTTCAGCGAACTTGACAGCGTACACGCAGGGAACTTGGTTTCAGACGTTGGGAACAAAAATCCAGAAGATGAGCAACAGGATTCACCAAGCAACCGTAAGGGGTGGTGCAAACTTCTTGGTATGTTCTCCTTTGGTGGCGACTATACTTGAAAGTATCCCCGGTTATGCCGCAGATACAGACGGTAACAAGTCGAACTTCTCAATGGGTGTACAAAAGATTGGTCAAATCAACAACCGTTTCCAAGTATGGAAAAATCCATACATGAAGGAAAACTGTATCTTGATGGGATACCGTGGTAGCCAGTGGCTCGAAACAGGAGCATACTACTCACCATACGTTCCATTGATGATGACACCAGTTGTCCTTGACCCGGACAACTTCACACCAAGAAAAGGTGTGATGACACGTTACGCGAAAGGTGTCCTCAGGCCGGAATACTACGGGAAAATCTACGTTGAGGGATTGAATACTCTGTAATTTAGAGTATTGACAGAATAAAGTTTTGTCCTGCTTGATTTATTTCAGGCAGGACATTTTTGTATGTACACAGTTTTATATTAACATAAAATTCTAAAATTTAAGATATTTATGGTAAAAGGAAACTTATGATAATCTACAAAACTACAAATCTTATCAACGGGAAATTCTACATTGGAAAAGATTCTAAGAATGACCCAAACTATTTAGGCTCTGGGCATATTCTAAAACGCTCAATTAAAAAACACGGGAAGGATAACTTCAAGAAGGAAGTTATTGAGGTGTGTACATCAGAAGAACATCTAAACGAACGAGAAAGGTATTGGATAAAGTTCTTACTTTGCAGAGAGAGACCAGACTGTTATAATATAGGTGAAGGAGGGATGGGAGGCGATAACATAACCTACAACCCCAATAAACCAGAATTTATAGAAAAGATGAAACAGGCAATGTCAGGGTCTGTAAACGGTATGTATGGTAAAAAACACAAAGAATCAACTCACGAGAAAATGAAAGAAAAAGCCGCAGACCGATTCGGTAGACAGTGGCACATAGACAGATACGGAGAAGAGAAAGGTTTAGGAATGTATGAAGCAAGAAATACTAACCTCAAGACAAACAGGCTGGCAAAAGATAACCCAGCGTATATTCATCTTGAGAAAGAAACCTTAGTAGGTTATATTGTAGAACATCCTAAATGCAAACTTTTTGAAGTAGAGAGAGATTTAGGAGTTGGGTCTACTTGCCTGTACGGAAAGTTCAAACTATACTTCGACTGCAAGAACCTTTCAGAGGTAAAGCAAATAATTTGTTAATGATGTTAGAAGTGTCGAAAACTTACTTACCTTTGTAACATCATTTCATCTAAATCATTCAATCATGTCACAAGCAATAGGATTCGCAAACAAGTTCTACACTCTTTGGAGCATAGAAAAAGACGAGGTTTACTTCACTGATGCTAATGGTAAGCACTGGTTGACTGGTCATAACACGAGGTTCACATACCACAAGAACATCTCGTTTGACCTTGACAAAGCAAAAGCCTTGTACCCAACATTGGAAGTGCAGGAGGATTTGAGAGGAAAGACTAACTCGTGGACTGCGCCCAACAAAGAGGACTTGTGTCCTCAGATTATGAAGTTTGGTAAGTATGCTGGTAGTAACATTGATGAACTGTTAGAGCAAGACTTCCAGTACATACTTTGGATTTGCGAAAACAAGTCGTATTCAAGTAATGGAGTTTATGCCCTTAGTACACTCAAAGTTAAAGAGCATTTTAAAGCAATAGAAGAATCTGAGGCAATCGCTGCTACTATCAAACAAAATGCTCTTGAGGCATTTCTAAAGACTGATAGTTTTGAGTTTGTTCCAGAGAGAAATTTGAGCATTCACGAAGAAAGTGCGTATATCCGAGTTAACGTTGAAGGAGATTTATACGTCACCTTCAAGTTTTTAAGCGGAACATTTAGTTGGAACGAGTACAATGGATTTACTTATGGTTTGCCGCTAGTAAAGGGTAAAGCAAAGAGAATGAAGGGCAAGACAGTTAAGTTTCAATTTAACGGTCATATTAAGTTAGACGAAGAGATTGGATTTCACAACAGTTTTATCGTAACCAACGTTACTATCCTTTAACAATAAACATCATTCATCATGGTCGTCATCGAAGGTGAAAAAAGAGAAACTAAAACCTACGCCATCGTCCTTGGACAGAGCGAAGGTTCAAAAGGGGTTATGTTTACACTGTATGCTTTTCCAAAGGGAGAGTACAGGACTCCAACAAACATGCCAGTGTATCTTGGAACACTTGCTGATGACATGGAGAATGCAGTTACAGCAGCCAAAAGGTTAGTTCCCGGAACTGAGGTTGAAGTATGGGAAGAGGAGACGGTTAGAGAACGTAAAAAGTACGCCTACGGATTTTTGGACTTTGGTAAATATAAAGACCAGCACATTGAAGACGTGTTGGACACTGACCCAAGGTACTTCTGGTGGATGATAAATAACAGAACCTTCTACGGACAGTTTAGGGAGTTAGTAGAGTCTTACCGTGAAATAGTTAAGACGATTGTTATAAGCCAAAACTCGGACTCAGCCAATCCTCCTCTTGTGGTTAATACTATTATTGACTTCAAGACTCTTGAAGTGACTGCTAAGGAGAATATGGGAGCATACCGTTACGGCTCAAAACCTACATACAAATACACCCTCAAAGACGAGGAAGGAAACAAGTTTGTCCTGAATACCACAGTAGACGGTGAGCGAATATCTAAGTTAATCGTAACTGGAAACTTTTCCACCAAAATGGGGTATGTGTTTAACACAGTAAAATGCACAAAGTAAAAATAAATTATGAAATTTACACCTGCGCAACTTAATAAGGCAAATAAAAGAGTCGCTGATAAATACGGTAAGACTGTGTTATTTAACAATGACCTGAGAGACCGTACTCG